GATTTTTCTGACCAATACTTGTTTAGATTGAATTTAAGCACCAAAATAAAAATATCCAATATGTTTATCTTATAAAATAAATCGTTATTGGTAACAATTTTTAAAACATATATTTGTAATTTGGACATTTTATTTTGATGTCTCCCATTGAATTTGTTCAATAGGGGGCTAAACCCCCATTGGAAAAAAATATCTAAATATATTATATGTCTTTTGTTGAATTTCTAAAAAAATATACAACAATAAGTAATAAATTTATCAATGATTTTTATAAAATTTTTGATGAAAAAGCGTTTGAAAATGATAGCCTATTTATAATTAACCACGAATTATTGGTTAAATGGCTCGAACTGAAATCTAAAAAGAAAGAATTTGTTAAAACACTAAAAAATAGTTATAAAATAAATGTTGATTATATTGTAAAAGAAATAAACAAAAAAGGTTCCGGGGGAAAAAAAAATAAAATATATATGCTAACAACAGAAGCAGCAAAAAGATATTGTTTAATGACTAAAAGTGCAAAAGGAGATAGCGTGAGAAGATATTTTATTGAAATTGAAAAATCATTATACAAATATCAAAAACATATCATTAAAAGTTTAGAAGATAAAATAAAAAAACTTGAAAATAATCAGAAACCAAAAATAATTCCAAAGAAAGGAATTATTTATGTTTTTCGTGCATTAAATGGTGACATTACTTTACATAAAATTGGTAGAAGTATTAAAATTAAAAAAAGAATGACCAACCATAATAGTAGTATGAGTAATGATATTGAATTAATTATGATATATGAAGCAGACAATATTATTGAATTAGAAAAATGTGTAAAATTATTAATGAAATCGGGTCAATATCGAAAATACAAAGAAGTATATCAAGTAGATATTGACATTATTAAAAAAGTAATAAAAGATTGTGATTCAAAATTAACTGAAATAAATGATGCAATATCTAAACAAAATCAAAAAAAAATAACGAAAGGAGGTAAAACATTAATAACAAAAAATGATAGGTTATTTATGGTTATACCATAAATCTTTATTTAACATTGATTATTTAAAATATTATGATAATGATACTTTATAAAATTTTAGTTGATTATATAAAAATAATATAATTTTCAATAAAAAAACATTAAATAAAATTGTTGTACTTGGAGTAAACTAACTAATCTAGCAGGTTAACTCTAACTATTGATTATTGAAAATTAGTATATTTATGTAAAGAGAGCACTAAATAAAATTGATTAATTTATTGTTTATACATATACATAAATATATAATGAATTACCATCAAGTCAAATCTCAAAGAGAAATCAATATTCGCAATAAAAAACTACATCTTAAAAGACGTCAAATATTAACTTGTCAATTAAATGATAATGTCGACAAAACAACCTCAACGTTTTTATATCCAAAATTTTGTTGTAGAATTCCAAAGTGTCGTAGATGTGGTAAAGATACTAAAGTGAATGAAAGAAGAAATAAAAGATATAATTTGAAAAAAGAATCAAATAAATTAATTTATTAAGTTCCTTTCATTAGAGGAAACAATAATACTTCTTGAATATTGGTATTGTTAGTTAACAACATACACAATCTATCAATACCAATACCCAATCCAATCATTGGATAATTTCCATATTCCAGACATTTCACAAATTCATGATCTGTTGGCACAATTTCGTCATCAATATCTTTGTTTTCTGCTTGTTTTCTAAAATTTTCTTCTTGAATGAATGGATTGACTAATTCTTCATATCCATTACAATATTCTTTTCCTGCAATGAATAGTTCAGTTCTCAAAGTTATTTCAGTATCATTAATTGGTTTAGCCAATGGACTTAAACATCTTGGATGACCACAAATAAGCACAGGTCTATCAAATGACAATGGTTCAATATATTCAGCAATAAGACTATCAATCAATCTAGCTAAAGTGAATGGAGCAAGTGTTTTAACTTGCAATTCATCACATAAATCTTTCAGAAAAATGGTATTTTCCAAGTTATCAATTAATGGAATATTGGTTTTTCTTCCCAGTTTTTCTGAAATTAATTTTTCCAAATAAGGAACGGCATCTATTTTTAGAAATGGTGCCGACATATTAATTTGATGACCATTATATTCAAAATTTAAACTACCTCTAATTAAATTTGATAATCCTGTAAAAATATTTTCAATCATGGAAATTAAATAATCAAAGTTTTTTCCTACTTCATATAGTTCAATAGTTGTAAATGATGGATTATGTGTTAGATCAGCACCTTCATTTCTAAAACATGTATTCATGTCATAAACTTTATTAAATCCTCCTGATATTAACATTTTTAGTGGAATCTCAGGTGCAATTCTTAAGAATACATCTTGACCAGAATCATTATGATATGCCTTAAATGGTCTGGCATTAGCTCCTGATGGTTGCAAACACAACATTGGTGTTTCCACATCAATATAACCTCTTGTATCCAAGTAATTTCTAATAAATTGTTTTATTTTATTTCTATCTATAAATGTTTGGATCAAACTAGGATTACAAATAAAATCCAAATATCTTTTACGAAATCTAACATCTGGATCAGCAAGAACTGTATCTGGCAAAATGTACAAACATGGAGAGACAACTTGAACATTTTGAATAATTATTGATAATTCACCTCTTGGTGTTCTATGTGGAATACCTTGTTTTACACCAATAATATCTCCTCTTTTGATACTTGAAATAATTTCTCTCGGATTTTCTCCAAAATAATAATGTAGATTGAAAATACATTGTAATTTCTCCAAACCATTTTGTAAATCAAAAAATGTTAATTTTGATGATGCTTCTCTCACTGTTATTACACGTCCCATAATATCTTCTCTTTCTTCAGAAAACTCACCATTTTCCAAGTTCGAATATTTATCTCTAAATTCTTGCAAAGACAAAGAAGTAACAAAATTTGGATATGTTTTATCAACTGTTGCCTTTCTATGTAAATAGTAATCTTCGGCAGATTGAATATTTTGTTTAGAAACTTGTTCTTTATCTTTTTGTTTATTAGCCATTTTAGCTAATTTCTTTTGTTGGTTCTTACTCAATTCAACAGTTTCCATATATAAATAAATTAAAACTAAAACAATTATTTTTCAACTTTTATAGTTGTATAAAAAAATTGATTATTTAAAGTTTGGTTCTCAAATCAATGTAATATGTTCGTTATTAATTATGATCCAAATGAATTTAAAAATTTAGCTGATCAAATTTTAAATAATTCTGTATTGATTTCAAACAACAAAAAATTTAGAATATGTGAAATTGAAATGTATTTATTGTCTTCGATACATCAAGATAAATATGTGCATGGAGATGAAGATCAGAAATCATTTGAAAAATTTTATTTTCATAAATTCAAAACAGGAACTTTCAAAAGTGGTACGTTCAAAGGTGTCGATATCGCACTCGGAAACAAGGATACTTATTTTGGTATTTTAATAAGATCAATTGAAAATATGGAAACAAAGGAGTTTACGGAGCCAAATTATTGTTATATTTCGTTATAAAACAATTAATATTTGTTATTTTTATCTTTTTTTAAATATTAGATACATAACAAAAATTAATTAAAAAGATTTAAATATGTATTTTTTAATATTTATATAATGGTTAAAACAAAAAAAAAGAAGAAAAAAGAAGATAAACCAGAATGGTATAATGATAAATTATCAAAACAATTATGGAAACCTGATATCGATGATACATTTAAGGTCCAACATGATTTTACTAACTTTAAAATTGTTGATCAAATTAATAATAATATCAATAAAACTATATTGATTAAACCAAACAAAATTATTGATGTTAAAGAACAAATCAAAAAACTTGAGGATAAAAAGAATAATAAAATTGCCAAAACTAATAATGAAGCTAAAATTAAATCAATAATTACCAAACACAATAAAGTTGTGTCAAATATTGATAACGTTCTTATTGTTGTTCAACATAGGATTTGTATCAATAAAAAGCAAAGAAAAATTATTTTTAATTGGATGAACGAATGTACGAAAGTTTACAATTATTGTGTTAAATTATTTAATCATAATTCATCTTCATTTGATTTGGATTATACGAAGACCAAATTACGTGTATTTAATGCTCTCTATTATAACGAATCTAAATTAGCTCCTTATGATATACTTACCGATGAAGTGAAAACTTTTTGTAGCAATGTCAAATCTGCCTATACTAATTTACGAAATCAAAATATTAAAAAATTTAAAATGAAAAATAAAAACGTTTCATCAAGCCAAACTATTTTAATACCTCATATAAGTATCCAAAAGAATGGGTTTTTTAAAACATTTTTAGGAAATATTTTTGATTTCGAAAAGAAATTTGATGTAGACAAAATTTGTAGTGATTGTAAATTGACTTTTAATAAAAAAACGAATAGTTTTACTTTATATTCGCCTCAATACAAGAAGACACAGACACCAAATCAACAAAACGAAATTTGTGCTTTGGATCCTGGAGAAGCTATTTTTATGACGTATTATGGTTTAGATTCTTGTGGAAAAATTGGAGAAAATATACGTAAACCAATTTTAAATCAAGAAGCAAAAATAAGAAAATATCAAAGAATATTAAATAATAATAAAAACAAAAATGGAGACAAATTAAAAGATAGAAGATCAATAAAAAAGAAATTAAGAAATTGTTATAAAAAAATAAAGAATATTGTAAAAGAACTTCATAATCAATCAAGTCTTTATTTGTGTAAAAAATACAAGAAAATTTTGATACCAGAATTTAAGACACAAAAAATGTTAAGAAATAAAAAGAAACCAAAAACCAAAGAAGAATTAAAAGAGAAACATAAAGAAAATCGTTTAAATAAACGTGTAAAGTTTATGTTAAATATGTTAAGCCATTATAAATTTCGTCAACAACTCCTCCATAAGGCAGAGGAATATGGTTGCGAAGTATTGATTGTCAAAGAAGAATATACTTCAAAATGTTGTGGTAATTGTGGACATTTAAGTAACAATTATATTGGCAGAATAAAGAAATGTCCTTTTTGCAAATTTGAAATGAATAGGGACATAAATGGTTCTAGAAATATTTTAATGAAAAATATTTCTCCATTGATTGCAAAAAAAAAATTAAGGTTGTAAAATCGTACGCTACCACCTGGCGTAAGCATAATTCCATTCGATATAACAAATATACATACAAAAATAGAGACGTAAATAGATTGAGCGATAATGGATAAACGAAAATAACATAAAAAGACATGAACAAACGAAAATAAAAAATATCGAATGACAATTGTGTCCTGTGATAAAAGTAATAAGAAAATTGAAAAAAGTCATAAAAATAATCAAATAACAAGATATAATAATATATAACAAAATATCACAGGAAAATAGGTGGGAAGGTAGTTGCAGTTGTGTTAATAAAATAATTAGTCAATTCAATGTCAAAGATATCAATGAACTATTTCAAAAGGAATTTTCCAATGAAAAACAAATCGATATTGGTAACAAAAAATTATGTATAAAGAAGTACAATCATACAATAGAACAAATATATACAGGACCCATAATTGGATTATCTGACAAATACAAGGAATTCCAAGGAAAACATTATCGATTTGCCATTAAAATAAATAATATTAAAAAACAAAAAAAGTCATTTATAATACTATCAAACTAAAAAAATTATGTTTGATTATTCATTTTTAAATTAAAAGTAAATAAAAAAATGAATTTACAAATATTAAAAATAACACTAAATAATCGAACAATAATGTCAAAAATTATTGATTATATTAATTTTAATAAATGCATTGATATTGGCAATTATTCATGTGATAACCAATTTCCATTTAAATCAAGTAAATGCAAATATTATGTAGATGATGAAATTTTAGAAATGAAAATGAACAAAAGAAATGCAATTGAAAATATGTTTAATGATGCAAAACAAAAATCGTTTGATGACTATGATGAAGAAATTATATTTACTGATAATAAAATCAATGTAACTAAAAAACTCATGTATAAATCAGATGATAATAAATACATTTTGTTTTTTATCTCATATTCGTGTCAAAATCATTATGTCAACACAGATATGTTAGGATTAATTAACATCGATAAAAAAGAATATGTGTTTGTTGGAACTTCTTGTTCACACCCATTTGTTGTCTCAAACTCATTTGAGTTTGGTAATTCTGATGGTTCTGGACCATATATTTTTGGAAAGTATGATAAAGAAAGTGCACAAAAATGTTATGACAGTGATGCTGAAGAAAATGAAAAAGAAGACTATGAAAATAATCATATAAGAGTCATGAAATATCTAGTAAAGTATTTCACAGCTTTTATGGACGATGAATATCATTGATTGGTTAATAATATTTTTCCCATTTTGCAATAATTGTTTGTTTTATACATATTTTTTATTATATTTGTCATTGTGTTGATTCGGTGATGAAATTAAATGTAGTTGACATATCTCTTCCGTATTTGATACCAATATCATAATTATCAATATTTATGTTGTCATTAAAAATAATTGTTGTTTCATATCTTGTTTGATGATTATCTCTTTTTAGTTTATCAATTATATTATCCTTATCTTCGTCCTTTACAGCAAAATAATATTGAAATCCATTTCCTTCCAATGGCACAGGCTTTGGTACTTTGTAATTAATATAATTGCCTAACCAATGAGGTTCATACTTTGAAAGTCTTGTCCATAAAATAGCATATTTTGACATAATATATTATTGTGTCATACCAAATTCTTTGTTTTTCATTTTTTTATTTTGTATTATTTTTTTCACCACAATTTACATAATATACTTAACAATAACCCAAGTTATATTTCATAAAAAATTGTTACACTTGGAGTTAACTAACCAAGTTAGAAGGTTTACTCCAACTGGTGTAAAGAGATCACTAGATTTTTTTTATTTTTACTTAATCATTATTGATTTTTTAAGAAAAATTAATAATAGATGTAAAAATAAAAAAAAATTG